CCAAAATTTAATTGGTTAGATCCCGATAATGTTATGCTTTGACTAAGCACAATTAAACCATCACTTGGAACTGCAGGATCTGGAGGCACAATACTTACAATTACAGGATCAACTTCTTGACCACCAGCACCAGAAGGTTGACCGTTCCAGTTATCACCATATACTGTCATACCTACTTCTAAACCCAGAGTAGTAGGATCTAGTAAATTACCAGCTTGATCATATAAAACCCAGTTGATATTTGTTGTTGCTGGTATTCCAGGACTTGCAAAAGCAGTTACGTCTCTAGGACATCTTCCATCACCGTCATAACCTGAACTAAATATATAAATATTCTCAGTAGTTTCATCTGTAAATTGACCTATAATTTTACCAAAATATTTAACAGAACCTAACGGAAGAAACTGCTTACCTGTGTACAAATAAGTTAATTCTGTATTTCCTAAAACATTCTCAAACTCTCCTACTTCAGAACCTTCTGATCTACTAATTTGTAAATTTTGAGCATCCCTGTATTCACCGTTTGGCAGTAATCTATTGTCAAGGTCTTTGTTCATTTTAGACCTTATAAAAGTATTAGTTACTTGTGGCATGTATTATCGTTTTATCCATTTAGCTTTTCCACGCATTACTTGCGTTATTTCATCTAACTTAACGTTAGACAATCTTATTTTAGCGTTTCTTAATTTAGCACTTTTTTCTCTTTTTAATCTTTGTACTATATATTCTGGTTGATTAATTCTAGTAGATATTATAGCATGTATAATGTATGCGTATAAAGCTTCTTCTGCTAGCTTTGGTATTCTGCTATCTAAATCATAAGCAAGTCCATCAGACACGTATTCTAGTACTATTAAAGCACCAACCAAATTACTTGAAAAAGATACTTTACCTTCTCTTTCATTCATGTTAAACCATCCATTGCGTTGAGCATACTGAGGAGACATACCGTATTGCTGTCCATAGTTCCAGTTCCACATTCCTCCTTGACCCCAATTATAACCAGCCCAGTCTAAACCTTCATTATATAAAGTAAGATTAAAGTTTTGATTTATAAGATTCGTGTTTGCTTGCTTCCATCTTTCCTCTGTTAAAGACGTACTTTCTATATTGTCTTCAAAATTATCTTGTGTTGGAACTCCTGAACTATCTTGTATAGGTAATTCATAAGGTGATGTTGTAAGATTGTTTGCTGGATATATTATTCTTTTCACACCTAGTTCATCTATCCTAGATATTCTAACATAGTTAACATAGTCTTGTGGTAATATAACACTAAGAGTGTGAGGTACATTTAATTCTTGAGACTTAATAGATTTTAACGTATCATAACTAAATTCTTGTAAACCTCTTTTAGCATGAAATATTATATCACTTCTTTTAACGTCTGGTATTAATTTATCTTTACCTACGTAACCTACTATAAAGTTATTTATTACATCTCTTAGTTTTAAATAAGAATAACTTCCATAATTTTGTTCTGTTGTAACACCGTAAGCATCTCTGTTTCCAAAACTACCACCATCAATTGTTTTTAATTGACATACTAAAACGTTATTCTGAGGAATACCTCCTACAGCAGCTATACTTATAGTGCTATTACCATTACCTTGAATTGTTAAAGTATAAGGTAATATATATTCTGTGTAAGTTATACCATCTGCACTTGAATAAAGCTTAAAATTATTTAAAGCATAATCTGTTTGAGCTGGATCAGAGTCGCCTAATATTAAAGTTGTATTAAATGTATATGTAAAATCATTTTGACCTGCTACAGCTGTAACTACAAACCCCTGCGCACCCGCGTAATATTGACTGTTAGTTTCGGTAATTAAACCTCCATTTGGCATTGGCATATCTTATTGTTTTTCGTTGTTATCTTGACTAGCAACTTGTTGTGAAGCTGCTTGTATTATACTTGGGTCTTGAATTATTACACCAGCATAAGCTAGTACTCTTAATATTAACTCATCTTGTTCTGTTTGATCTAATTCAAATTGAACTGAAGTTCCTTGATCATAAAGATAAGCACCTGTTGTAATGTCTTGAGTAAAACCCCACTCTACATTGTTTGGTTTTTTTAAATAAGAAAAAGTAATATCTGTCTGTATTGTGTTTGGGAATACAGTTAAAAAATTATCTTCATATAAATATATAGGGAAATGTTCTGTTGGTTGAGTTAAAGGGGAGAGTAATAATTGTCTTAACTCGTTTCTTTGTGTGTACTGACCAAGATCGTAGTTTTTATAAAAAACAGTTCCTAGTCTATATAATACATCATTTGTAGTTCCAAGTGTTCCAATCACTACAGGACTAGGAGCATAAGGAGGAGCTATAAAGTCTGTAGAATCTAATAATTGGAATCTTCCTGTTATAGCATCGTAAACAGGCGTTCCTACTTTTTGAAAAAACTGTAGTTTTTCTTGTAAATTTTTTACACGATCTGAGTATTCAGTATCGTTTTGTGGTAATCGATATTGTTGGTTTAAATCACTAGCATAGCCTTCAAACATAGACAACTGCGCTTGAGTTCCAATTTTATTAAATTCATCAGGAGTTATATAACCTCTTTGTTGTTGGTTTAATATTAATAACACCGTTTGATATACTGCGTTTACGTTTACCATTCTTTTTTATTTTAATAAAAGGGCGAACGAATCCGCCCTTATTATTTTTAATTTAGTCTTTTTTCTATTGACCTAAATACTTCAATACCTTCGTCTGTTTTAAACCACGCAGCTAATGCTGAATAAGGGTTTTCATCAAAAGGAACTGTCATTAATTTTCTATCATTTGATCCCCATGTAAAGGTTTTGTTATCAGGTGATAGTATTACAATGTCATTTTCTACTGCTTTAATTGCAAAGTTTCTTAATTGTACGTTTTCATCAGCAGCTAAACTTAAAAATAGTTTAGGATTTCTTTTAGCTAGTAGCAGTAAGTCTCTTCTAATTTCTCTAGTAGACATACTGTTTACTTGAGATCCTATTTCTACTCTTACTATTGCTTCACCTAAATCAATATCTATAGATTTTGCTAGGTTTAACGCTTCAATTTCCCATTCAATTTCTTCTACTTGATCAGCAGCGATACTTTCTGGTACATGTTCTTTATATCTTTGACCTAAAAAAGGGTGATATAAAGATAATAACTTTTGTAATTGTACGTTTTGTTCAGGAACAGTTAATACTCCATCTCTAAAAGTTATATGCCCTAATGTTACTTCACCTTTTTGTTCATCTTTAAATGGTGAGGATTGATTAGTAGCGTATCTTAATTCTCTTTGAACTTGACTTGTTTTATCAAACCAAAGTAATGGATGTCTTCTACTGTGCTTGCTTGGAATTGTAAATGTTAATGGTTCTTTACCTCCGGTAAGTACATAAGTTCTATTTTTTACTTCCCAGCTTTGTTTTTTTACTGGGTTTATTGTAGGTGCAGATTTAACTACAACCTCTTGAGGCGCAACCTCAACATTTTCTGCTTTAGCTTTTTTAGCCATAATATAATATAATTAAATAGTTTATAAAAGTAATAATTACCCCCGTTAATACAACGAGGGTAAGAATTACATTTGTTGTATTATACTCCTTGGAATAATACGAAGTTGTTAGCAGCTTGAGTTACTAAACATCTTTCTGATAGGAAGTTAACTTCCATAGCATCAAGATCACTAGTAAATGCTCCACCAACGGATCCTGTTAACCAAGATTTCATTCTTCTATCATCAGCATTAGACGCTCTATATCTTACGTGTAAGAAAGGTCTACGGATGTTAGTTCCTAAAATTTGATCATATACAGTTGTTGTACCAGCTGGGATTAATACTCCTTCAATAGAAGCAGGTCCAGTCATACCACCACGCGTTGAAGCGTCGTTTAAGTATTTCCAGTCTGTTTTATAAAAGTCATAAGAACCTCTTCTGAAACCGCTAAAACCTAAGTTTAAAGCCATTTCTTCTGAGTTTTCAAATAATCCATAAGCAGTACCACCATTGAATCCTGCAGAAATTCCTGCAAGCATGTCATCAAAATCTAGAGCAGTTTGTCTGTCTAAAAATAACATGTTTTCTTCAATAGCTCCCTGAGTATCTAAGTTTCTAAGAATATCATCAAAGTCACTTATTCCAGTAGCAGCGCTAAATCCAACCTGTACGTTACCTCTTGCTTGTATAGCAGCGAAAAGACCTTGCGTACCTATTTGTCCATTTGCCAAAGCAGCAGAACCAGCAGCAGCGATCTCACCTTCTACACACATCATTTCTAGGTAATCCTCAAATCTTAGTCTTGTTTCAGACTCAGCTTTTAGGTACCATAAGTAACCACCAGTTCCATCTTCAGTAGCAACTTCTACCCAACCGATCTGAGCAGTGTCAGAACCGTTAACAGTATATTTACTTCTAATGATTAATGGGTTGTTAGAGAATTGAGTGAATGAAGGAGTAACACTAATATAACCAGCAGGCGCTGTAGCAGCGTTGTAGTTAGGTGTTGTTGATCCTTTTGCATATTCAGAACCGTATACAAATACTTTTACAGCACCTACTAATCCAGATCCTGCTAAGTTAGCAGCTGTGTAAGGTTGTACAGTAATTGTTCCAGCAGCACCAGGTACACTAGCACTTACAAAACATTTTGCTTCTGCGCCAAAGTCATCCATGATAACAACAGTTGAGTTTACAGAAATAACGTTAGTTACTCCCGCAACTGCACCTGGGTTAATAGTAACAACTCCTGTAGCAGATACAAATGTACAGTTATCATATGCAATATGTAATCTATTTTGTTCAGACCAGATTACTTGGTCACTTGTCATTGGTAATTCAGCACCGACCATTCTTAAGAAACCAGATAACGTTCTGTTACCATATCTTTCTACTTCTTGTTCGTAAATTTCAGGTAGATATTGCGCCGCAAAATCACTGAAATTAGCTGGTATACCTGCACCACCACCATTATTTGTCCATTGCAAATAATTAGTAGCTAGCAATTGTTGAGTTTGCGAAGGTACTAAACTTCCAAACTGTGGGGTTAAAGCCATAATTTTAGTTTTTAATTAGTTAAATTTTCTTTTTTTTATTCTCAATTTTGATGAATCAGCTCCACTAACTGCTTTAACCTTAAACCCTCCTACAAAGACGTCCCCACTGGCAACCTGCCTTGGTGCTTCTGCACTTGGATTTTTAGATTGTTGTACTAAATTCTTAATACCATCCGCTTTGCCTTGTTCATAAAAATGAGTGGCTAGTTTATCTGTATTCATCGCAGCATATAAAGCTTTATGATAACCTTCAGTGTCACTAATAGCTCCTTCTTTATCGACAAACTTGTCAACAAAGTTTTTAATATTAGATTGACTTTCAGCTATTTTCACAGGATCTTTTACTTTATATCTAAATTTTTTATCTCCAACCTCGTAATCAAAACCTTTGAAATCAGTTTGAAATAAATTATTAGTTCTTTTTTTGAAAAGCTCTTGTGATTGCTTTATAGTTTCTTGCTGTTTATTAAAACGATTAAAAAAGTCCACAGCTTTTTGCTGCTCTTGTGTTACTCCAGGACGTTGCTTAATCTCAGCATAATATTGAGATTTTTTATTTTCTAAATCCTGTTTAGCACTAGCAACAGCTTCTTTGTATGCTAACTTCTTTTTTCGTATTTCTTTTTCCTCGTCTAAATCTTCATCTATTTTATAATCTTCCATTATAAGATCGATATCATCTTTATCTAAATGAGGTTTATTTTTTCTTAAATATTCTTTTAATACTTGATCATTGTCTAGTTTAGAATAATCTTTATTAAGCTCCACGTAATCCTCTACCGTTCCACCTGTTTCATTCATAAATGAAACTAATTTTTCTACATTTTCTGGTAAACTAGGTGTTTCTATTAATTGAGGTTTATCTTCTTTCTTTACTTCAACTTCATCAGTTTCAATAATTTCTTCTATTACTTGTTCGAATGGAGCATCGACTTTAACATCTGTATCGGGCTTTTGCTCTTGTACGGACCGTACGCCTTCATCCACTTGCTGTAAACCTTCGGCTCGTTTATCATCAGATAGTCCTGTTGTTTTTGACTCTGGAATGGCATCTTCTTTAGGTTTTTTAGTTAAATCCATTTTAGCTACATTAGGAACTAGTTCTCCTGTAGCTTCTGGAGTTGTTAAATCGATTTTTGCAGGAGCATTTGTTACATGTCCTAAATCTTTAGCTTTACGCTTAGGTTTTGACTTTATTTTAAAGTCACCCTCTTGTTTGACCTCTAGGGCCGCTTTTTGGTTTCCCATAATATAATATAATTAAATAATTAATAATTAAGCTTGAGGCATTGCGCTCTCTTGGCTTTGTTGTTCAAAATTAGTAGGCATTAAATCATTTTGTCTTTGATCTATCATAGCACTTTGCTGTGACCCTGCTATTCTTGTTCTTTTATCTTTACGATCTTCTATTTGTGCTTCTCTATTTGTTTCTCTTTGACCTTTCATTTGCTCTAACTGAATTTGATAGTTAAACTCTTCAGCCATTAATTGACGTTTGATTTCAGCCTCGCTTCTCATACGTTCTATTTCCATTTGAGATTTAGCTTGTTCAAAGTTTATTTTTTGATTAGTTAAAACTTCTTGCTTTTGTACTTCAGATTCTGCAGCTGCTTGAGTAGCTTGAGTATTAGCTGAAGCTTGTTGTTGAGCCATTTCAGACTGCATCTGTCTTTCGTACTGTTGTTTCTTTTTACGTTGTAATTTTAGCATTTGATTAGCTAATTTTAAACTACGTATTTGTCTTATTTCAATAGCATCTTCTAAGTCAATACCTCCGCTTGATAAAGCAACCTGTATGTTTTGTTCTAATTGCGCTTTTTCTTCGTCATCCGGTTCAAGATCTAAGAAAATACCAAAGTCATGTAAGTTTAATTTATCTACTTCTTTTAAAGTAATACTATTAAAATTAGTTATACTATTTTTTAATGAATTAGCTGTTAAAGGATAATCTAGCATATCGCTAACTTTTTTAGATATGTTTTCACACATTCTTAAAGTTAAAAACAAACTACTGTTATTAATATGTTTAGTAGCAATATTAGAAGCATTAGCTGCCATTTTTTGTAAACCTACTAAAGTATCTCTATCTGGTGTGCTACCATCTCTTGCTTCATTTAATCCAGTAACATCTCTTATCATTTGTAAATAATAATTATAAGTAGATATTAAACTTTGTATTTTAGCTTGTCCAGATCCTGTAGATAACTCTTGTATTGGTATTTTACCTCTATTAACATCGCCATCTTGAGTAAGTGATCTACCTACAACAGAACCAGTTTGGAAATACATGTTAAGTGCTTCTGCTGGATTATAATTTGTACCATTACCTAAATCAACCTCAGATAAACCATCCATGTCTAAAAATACACCATCTGGTACCATTCTAGCTATAACTTGTTGTAGTTTAAGATGTGTTAATTGAATCATATCTGCAAAACCAGTTATTCTACCAACAGTAGACTCAATTCTACCTTTGTACATTCTTGGTGCGCAAATAGCATAGTTCATTTCTACTTTTGTAGTATCAGCTTTAGGTCTAGTCATATTAGGACATAACTCCCATCTTAACATAATATCAGTACCCAGAACTTTAACTCCTCTGTATAGTGTTTCTATAGTTCTACCTACTCTTTCAAAGTTATCATTTTCTGGTGGATTAAAAGTATCAGGTTTTTCTAATGCCTTTTCTAATCCATATTCTGTCTCTTTTATTTTAAATACTTGTTCGCTATAAGTTTTGTATTCAAAATATAATAATGGGATAGTGTTTTGATCTGATGGACCATTACCATACCCATACATGTAACTTCTACTTCCTTGTTGTTGTTGTATTTTTTCTAATGTAGAATTATCTAATCTAGGAAATTGCTTTGCTATTTCAGCTAAAGTAACTGGTTTTAATTCACCTACATAATATATATCTTCAAAATTTGGATCTTCTGTGTAAGAATATATTAAATAAGCTGGATCAACATAATCAACTGTTATACCATTAGAAAGATTAAAATTAGTTTTACAAGCTCCAATACCACAAGTAACTAAATCATAATTAATTCTTCGTTTAGTTAACTCCCATCTATTTGTATCTAGTACTTGATTTATCACCTCTTCTTCAGCAATTTCTATAGCCTGTTTATAACTAAGTTGCATATGTAATTCTAACTCAGTTTCATCTTGAGGAAGTTTACTTTCTGGAATTGTTGTATTAAATAAAGAAGAATCTAGTTTTTCTACTATTTGGTTCATTGTTTCTCTAGCAAAAATATCTTGTGCTAGCATCTCAGCGTAATTAGTTCTTTTCGCTAAAGATTCAGGATCTTGAGCATATGCATTTATTTCGTAGTTTTTATTAGAAATACCATTAACTAGTATGTCAACAAATTTAGATATAATAGGAACTGGTTTCCAGTCTAAATTAAGATAAGACAAATCACCATTAATAGATAATTCATCTTTATATTTTTCTACAGGTTGTTCACCTCTTGCGTACAATCTTAGACTATTGAAATTGTTCCAAGTAGTTAAGTATCTGTTACCGTTAGTTCTGCCTTGATTAAACCATTCTTGTTCTATAGCCTGCGCAACTTGCGTACCATATTCCAAAGTGGCTTTTTCACCGTCACTAACAACTTGGCTAGGAAATGTACTATTAGTATTATAATTTATCTTCATTTAATCTATAATTTTTGATAACGAACCACTATTGTCGTATTTTTTTATACCTAAATCATACTTCTGTTTAATCAACTTAGGAATTGGTCTATATTTATTTTTATTACATGCCATGATAGCTAATCCTGAACTAATAGAAGCATCGTGTGAAGTTCTATTATTTATATTAAATTTTGCCCAGTCTTCTAACGTTCTTTGAAAATACATGTCCCCGTAATTAAGATTTTCTAATAATCCTACTCTTTCTTCAATATAAGTCTCAATAGCAGCGGCATGCGCTTGAATTATGTCTTGACTAGAGTTAGGTATTCCACCGATCTCTTTCTCTGTTACTGATAACTTATTATAAATTTTATCAGGTCTATTCATTGCATAAGCTCTATAACCTCTTCTCTTAAAGTGATATAACAGTCTAGGTTTGTTATTCTCTGCTAATATTGGCATTCCGTAAAAAACACAAGCCATAAGTACATCTTCAAAAAATATTTCTGCTGTTTGTGGTCTAGCTATATATTCTAAAAAGAAATGATTAGGTGGAACTTCTTCCATGCTAAACTTAGTTAAACCGTGTAAAGATCCATTAGATCCTCTTCCATCTACTGTTCCTGATATATCGTAACTATCACAACCAAAGGCTCCTAAGTTTTCATTGGCAGGATATTTTCTTCCTAATTTAGTAATTATATTGTTTTGTAATCTTTGTGGCGGAACCCATGAAACAAAAAATCTACCGTTTTTATTTGGAACAAATACTACGTTAGTGTCTTTAATTCCTCCTACCCAAGCAAAAGAACCTTGTGTTACAACATTACTATGTTTGATATCAGCGTTCCAATCTACTTGTTGGTATATTCTAGTTAAATTAAATAAAGAGTTCTTAGATTCATCTCTAAACGCGTGTTTAGTTGTTCTTGGGAACTGTCTGTAAAATTCATTTAAAGCATCTTGATCCTCGCTTAAACCATCTACTTCATTTTTCCAATAATCTAATACTCCTAATTTAATTTTTTGTCCGTGAGGATCTTCCTTAGGTTCTTTGGGTGTTTCGAATACAGGTACGCCATAAGAATCAATGTATCCTTCGTAGTTCCATTCCATAGGTATGAACAAACTATAGAGTCCGCTACGCGTTTGTCCATTTGCATTTCTTTTGTTAACATCTGAACTTTCATATAATTTTTTAAAATTTCCACCACCTTTATCTAAAGCGTTTGATGTTGATCCCATCATACACTTGCCAATAATTCTAGATCCTAATCTTAAACATGTCTTTGTAACTCTCCAGTTGTTTAAAATATTATTAGGTCTTTCCCATTTACCAGATTCATCGTGTACTAATAGTTTTAGTTTTTCACCATCATAACTGTTATCACCAGTATTTTTCCAATCAATTGTTGTGTCTAGTCCTTGTAACTCTGCCGCAACTTCTCCACTTATAATTTTTCTTCGTGTAAATTTAGAAGCTGGTACTCTATATGCTAACTCTGTTTTAGGTCGATCCATACCATCTTGAATCGGTTTAAAAAAGAAAGGATAATTAACTGATATTGGTACTACTTTGTCAGTAAACATAGTTTTAGCATCAGGACCTGTTTTAGATAATATACCATATCTAGAATCACTAGATATTGTAGCTAAGTTAACAACTTCTCCTGAAGCCATAAATGAAAAACCAGATCTACGGTTTTTTAAATAACACATACCATAACATCTCACATCTGCTTTACAAGCTTCCCAAAACATAAAGAATAATCTATTCGCTTCTCTAAAATCTGGTGGTCCAACATCAATCTTACTCCATTGTAAGTACATGTAATGTGTTCCTGTTAAATAAACATTTCTGTTATCATTTTTAAACCAAAAACCTTCATCTCTTCTGGTAAATTCTATATCAATAAAATCATACCAATTTTCTTTAAAATCATCAGGATATTTATCCCATTCAAAAACACTTTTAATTTTTTTAAGAACTTTTGGTAATGGAGTTCTTGTCCATTTATTATTTTCAAAAGATTTTATCTCTTTAGGTTGTTGA